CTGTAGCGCCTCTTCGACGCCAGTCCCCTGCCCGTCGCCCTGCGCCTCGCCACCCTCTCCAATCATGTCCAAGGCATCCTCGACTTCACGTCCCAACTTGAATCGACGCACGGCCGACATGATCATGGCCTTCGCCGCCTCGATTGGGAGATAGCCAGCCGCGACCGCCGGGCCTGCGTCGGCAATGAATGCGGAGACACCCTGGAGCAGTTCTGTGATGGCTTTCTGGTCAGCGACGTAGTCGCCGGAGATGGTAGAGTCCGTCTCGATGTCCACGCGGAAGCTTCGCTGCTTGTCGTCGCGTAGCAGCTGTATGCACTCCTCCCACGTCGGCTTTTCCAGTAACTCCAGCATTTCCTTTGGGATCTCCGGGGGAGGTGGTGGTGGCGCGCCCGGCGCCGCTGGCTGCTGCATAGCGGCCATCTGCTGAGCCTGCATGATAGACATCTGCGCGAGCTCTTTTTCTTCCATCGTCGGCAGTTTGATGTCCGTCATCATTTGCAGCGATTCTGGCGTGAACTGCTCGCTGATGATTTCAGCGGCGATGCGAATTAAGTCGCGCGCGTATCGCTGAATGTCTCGGCGAGAATCGTCTAGGCGCATCGTGCCGAACTGAACTTTCAGTTGTTGGGCGCCGAGCGTTTCCATCGCCGCGCTGCTGCCCCGCATGATGTCGGCAATCCCGGTGATTTCATAGATCGTCGTCTTGATCTGATCGCGCTGCTGGTAAAGCTGTCCAAGGATTCCCGCGATCTTCTCAATAGGCCACATCCAGATCGCATTAGACAGTCCACCCGACTGCATCAGCGGCAGAACATCCTGCGCCGGGATCATCATATTCTCCGAGGCGTCCATGATGTTCTGCATCTCAGTGATCGTGGAATCGTAAATGCCACGCACCTTGCAGGCCGAGATAATGCCGGCGATCCTAACTGTGATTCTGTCTAGCTCGTCGGCCTGGTCTCGGTAAAACCGGAACGGCTCGACAGGCACCAGGCTGTCGGTGCTCTCCATCGCGTAGAGCGGGCGCGGAGTCGGAAAGAAGTTCCGCAATTGCAGCGGGTCCGGCTCCGTCTTAAGGGGGCGCTCTTTCAGCGTCTTCGAGATGAAGATCACCTCCTTCTGCCGATTGCACCAAATCTCCCAGACGGTGGCCCGCTTAAACGTATCCGCCAGCGGCTCCCCGTCCCTATCCTCCATCCCCATTGGCGAGTAGTCGAGCGTGACGTCGTCGCCCATCTTGTCGCCGAACTTCGCCTTCAATTCGTCACGCGTCATCAAATGGCGAAAAGCTATCCACTCAACCTCCTCCCAGGTGCGGCCAGGGCCGTGGCGGAAGTCGGCCCAATTCACATGCTGAAATTTCACCTCCTCGCCCTGCAACGACTCATAACTGTCGCCGCTCACCTCATCGGTCTCGTCGGCGAATGCCGGGTTGTATCTCACCCGAGTCACGCCGCGACCGCAGAGCTGCTGATCCTTGACAGCTAGCCGCATGTAGCGGTCGAAGTCACACTCGTCCATCGTGAACGACAAACAGCGTTCGAGGACTTCCGAGATTTCTTTCCCGATCGGGTCTGCGTCACGATACCGTCGGCGAACATCCGGCGATGGGCTCTGGTTGTACAGCGTCGGGCAGATGGTTTGAATGTTGGAGTACAGAATGTTGAAGCGATTGGCGCCCGAGTACCGTCCGGGCTGCCTGGTATCAATTGCCTCGTCGCGGTATCGAGCCTCCGTATCCTTGGCGCGCTTACGCCACGCCGCCTCCTGCTTGTCGGCTAAATCCAGCTCGCTCACCCAGCGGTTAACGACGCCCGGCGGCCCTTTGCCGGCATCCGCTGGGGTTTCCATCGTGCCGTCATTAGTGTAATTGTCAGGCATATCTGTCGTCCTAATTCCTACTGCCGATTATCTGTCGCTATGGTAAAATCAACCCCTAAAAAAGGGGCATTAAATGATCATCTTCATGCGGACCCAATCCCTGCTTCTGCGGTGCTCAGAATGCGGAGACGGAGTCGTTCCGAGGCTATTGCCTTGGATGCCCCAGCGTTGCGATACGTGCGGAGAGCCGGTCTGTAACGCATGCTCGTCCCATGAGGATGACGGGATACCACGATGCCATACATGCATGGGGCATCATGCAATGCAGGCTCTCGACCTCTAGTCATCCATCATCGCCTTTACTGCCGCCACGCTAACTCCGGTCGCCGCAGCCAGGGCCACAGCCATCTCCACCGTGATAGCCCCGATGGGCTTCATGTCGTTGATGTATCGCTTCAACATGTCCTTGGGAGAGATACCCAGCTCGCCAGCTCTCTTGACTATGGCGTTCGCAGTCATCTCCAGTTTGCCGGCCCCATAACCAGAAGCGTCTTGCATCTTCACGCCTGTTTGCGGGCCAAGCAAGCCCCACTGCAGAGCCTGAGCAGGAACGGCCTCAAGCCCTGCTTCAGCGGCTACGTTCGTGCGATACCAGGGAGCCAGGGCGGTCATCTCAGGAAGGGTCGCGCTCTGAGCATAACCCTTATTCGTTCGCACGTCCGCGAGACCAACCCCCCGAGCCCAATGCGCGTCACCGACAGGGTAGTGGGTTTGCACTCCTTCGTGGGGAGGCATGTGCGCCTGAATATAGGACGGCACCTTCGCAGACGCCGGCATCTTTCCTTCGTCGATGTACTTCCTCATTGGGGCAGCTTGAGAAGTAGAATGATAAGGGTGCCCCATAAGGCCCCACACGTCGGGGTCCTTGGCAAAATTGGAGCCAACCCCACCCATTCTCTCGAACTCGGCAAAGCGCCCTTGGTGGTCAAGGAACGCCGCCCGAGAGCCACGGTTAATCTCCGTAACGGGGCTTGCCCCAGGAGAAGCCATGCCCCCAAGAGATTGGCTGCGAATGAATCGTCTCGCGCCCTCCTTCGGACCTAGTTCTTCAATAAACCGCAGATAGAGCGGGTCCATCACGTACCAGCCCACGCTGCCCTCATAAAGAGGGAAATTATACTCTTTCGCAGCGGCCAAAAGGTTGACCAGTCGCCTCTCGTTGCCTTTGGTCATTATCTTGTCAGCGACAGCGCTTCCCTTCGGCTTAGCCGCCGTCGCGGGCGGTTGCCAGTCCGGCAACGTCGAGCCGCGCTCGGACAACTGCGCCAAGTCAGTTCGCGTCACGCCGAACAGCTCCGACAAAGCCGCGCTCTCGGGCTCAACCGGGGCAGCTAGCGCTATAGCTTTGGGGTCACCATACACTCCCGGATAAGCAACACGCTGACGGCCCGGAAATGTCGTGACCCGCTCCTTAGCAACATTTCCCTTCCTCCCCCCGCCTTGCCCCATCTTGTTAGACTTCGCGGCCTTTTTAAGTTGAGCCGCTCGATGCTTAGCCGCTCCCGCCTTCGCCGCCTTCTTAGACTTCGCGGCCTTTTCAAGTCGAGCCGCTCGATTCTTAACCGCTCCCGCCGCAGAGGGGACGAACGGTAAAGCCCCGGCAGCGCTCAATACATAGTTCATCCAGTTCCGTGACTCGGGGTTCTCATAATACATCTGCGCGTCGCCAGCTAAGCCGGCAACATCGCCGACCACCGGGAAAGCTGAAAGCGGCAAGCTCGCGCGCTGGAGCCAATTCATGCCGTACCCAGGGTCCACGTTGGCATCATAGAGCGCCTGTTCTGTCTCTGGCCCCGGCATGAACTGAGACACCGGCTCAGGGTCGTCTCGGAACACCGGCTCGCGCTCCTCCCGCTCACGCGCCTCCCTCAACTCCCGCAGTCTCTGCAACACATCATCACCGGCGAAGTGCTGGCGACGGCTCCCAAGGGCGGCAACCATGTCGTTGTGGTTTTTAGGCATACCCTTTCGGCTCCGATGTGAGTGCGGAGATCATATTCTGGCGGGGCTTCGACTTCTTTTTCCGCTTATCTGCCGCATGGAAATCCTTGGCGACGCCGCTGGGTATCCCGGCCTTTTTCGCGAAGCCTGGGTTGTTAGCGGCCGCTGCCATGAATTTCCCCTGGCGCTTGCTGGTGCTTGGCACGCAACTATCTCCACGAACCGGGATTGACAGTCGGTCGTGGACGGAATCCGAACGCTTCCCGGACTGGCAGCATATGGCCGCGAGTTCTCGATATCCGTCTGCCGTTCCTCATTACGTCGGTGAACGGATTGCCGGCCTGTCC